TACCGAAAGGTCCTCCATAATATCAAAATACTCCTCCTCCGTCAAGTTCTTATGTAATACTTTCCCTTTATGGAGAATTGTATATTCTGTCAGTACCATCAGATCACTCTTGTCTTCTCGTGTCCAACTCTGATACGTGGATCACACCATATCTCAAATCCTGCTTCGATAGCATCGAGACAGAATGATACATCCTCTCCACACATATCCTGTACCTCTCCACTCTCAAAGACTTGCATCTTAGGAGCAAACCATGGATACTTAATATCAGAATGCTCAAACACTCCGTGCTTGATAAGTATCCATCCAAATCCTGCATAATCTACAGTAAATGGTTTGCGACGCTTCGAAATACTCTCCCCAGTCTCATGATTCATGACTCCACCATTATTACGGAAGTCATCTTCTTCCATCCAATGTGCAACTGAAGTGGTCTTACCATCTTCTGTCATATACCATCCACTCGCAATGTCCTGGTCCATCAAAACTAATTGCCAGAACTTCTCAGGTGAAAATACAATGTCACTATCAATCCATAATTGCCAATCATAATTTAACTTACCGTCCCATGGAATTTGATCCGGTCCTCGCAATACATTCGCACCTAAACACTTACATCTGGCAAAATTTACCATCGATGAATAATCTTGTGATATCTGGATACTTGCTCCTGCCTGTACTAAATCAAAACAAAGTTGTACAAAGTTTTTGAGATACGTATAAGAAACTCCTCTACCTGGTAAACAAAAGACAATGGACTTGCCTTTTACCATTTCCTTTGCCTTCGCATAGTCCCATTCTGGAGCACTCTCAGTTGGTTTGGGTGCGTTTGCTTTTACTGTAAATCCTTTAGCCATAACCGTAAATGAACTTCGTCACTATCATAACACTCTATCTATACTCTGTCAATCAATCACTCACTCCGCATCTTTGATAATAATACAGTCACTCTCGACCTCGATATTTACTTCTGTTCCCTCGTACCACCCCCTCTCATCACATATCCATTCCGGTATCGTAATAACATATTCCCCACTTACTGGGTCGATCTCTACAGTCGTAAAATTTTCTGCGGAATTTTTTTGCATATCTTTGAATCCTCTATCCGTTTTTTATATATGAAAACTTTTTTTTTATCATCGTGTTATCGAGGTCGGACTTTGGGTCGTTTATAGCTTAAAGTAGTAGGGGGTTTTTATATACGGGGCACGGCAACGCATAACATAAGGGGGGCAATCACCCCCCACTGCTGTTTACGAACGAACGGCACAAAGTCTAAGTTGCTGATTAATATCTCTTTCTATGTTTTTCATAACGCGAGAATCACTGGGAGTTCTTGATGTCACAACCCGTGCCTGTTTGTATATGTTGTGATTCCATATGCAATGCTTACCATTACATCGGGTCAATGAAAAATTAGAGATTTTCATTTTAAGTTCAATTTGCCTTTGTCGTTTCATGAGGAAAGTAAAGAGAAATCAGGAAAGAGGGTTCAACCCTGCTGAATACGATCCAGCGCTGCCTGCCTGCGGTCATCGGCATAAACTGCCTTGGCACGGGAAATCGTTTTCTTTAGGTCAGGAACGGGACGACCTCCCAGGGAGTTGATCGGACGGCAATGAAAACCGGATCCAACTGCCAACCCTGCTCCGGTCATGTTATCCATTCCCCCTAGGTTCCCACGGGCAGATCCTCTTCCATGCTGCTGATCCCTGCTGATTCCTTCCCCCTTACGCATTTTGCGGATAGGAAGGACCTTCACAGTCACTTGCTTTCCCCTTGCCTTAAGATCGGTTGCGATTGCTTCCAGATTTTGAAGTGAGGTCGTCATGGGGTCCGTTCCTTTGTTCTTCCATATTCTACAGCATAGGACCCCCATAGCAACCCCCTAAACGATAAGGGTTGCCTATGAGTCCTATAAGATTATTTGTCTACACTTTGGAACTTATTGTTGTTAAAATTTGAATAACTGAACTGCTCACGATTAACTAACTTAAATGTACCGAACTCATTAGAGTAGACATAACCCTCACCACCGATTGGAGTTTGTCCGATGTATGCCTTTGGACCATTATTCCGACAGAGATAGATAGCGTCCTCTTTGATCGACTTAACTAACAACCAGAAACTGATCAGATTCTCATTCATAAAGGTCGAAGCAATCACGGGACGATTCTCACGGATACAGGAATTGAGTTCCTGCTTAATCAGTGTTGCTTCTTTATCTGATACAAACTCAACGTTCTGTGCCATAACTTTCGCAAACTGAATTACGTCGTCTAAGTCATGGAATCTCTTCAGTCCGTCATCATACAAACCAGACGCAATCGTTGCCAGAGGTTTCACGAACTTACAATAGAATGTGTCTGTAATGATGAAGTTCATCGGGTGTGCGATTGCATCCCTTAAATCACTCTCTGCTGTGTAATACGTATGAGGAGCAACGATAATCTCCTCCTCTACAATGTTATCGAACTGATAGGTGATTGTGTTCGGTGTGTATTCATCAGTGCCACCGAATCCGATGAAGTCTCCCTGAAAGATACCTCCGTTTTGTGGAAGATAGTCAAGGCACTTATGGAGGATTGTTGCAACGTTACCTGTATGGTTTGCATCAATGTCCTGATGCGATTCGTTAATTTTGATCTTTACTTTGTTGAATACGGACTTTGTACCCACGAAGAAATTACCCGTCGCAGGATTAGTCCCCCATACGATTGCAGGTGCCCCGTCCATCTTCACGGATAGACTGCCTTCGTTACGTAGACAATCAAGAGCACTTAAATCCCCAGTGAGAATGGAATCTTCGGGATGTTCGATGTGCTTATTTTGCATTTAGAGAATGATGAGAATGAGAATAATTGAATAAAAACGGGCATAGATTGATGCCCATTCTTTTTTAGTTTTTATCATGCAAGACGCATACCGTCAAAGAAAGGAATCGGTGCTCCCTGATAGTTAACGAACCACTGAAAGTTCTTTTGAAAAACATACTCACCGTCCATTCCGAAGGCAGAAAGTAAAGCATTCAAACGGGATTTTGTAGTCTTTGATTGTCTGCCACCATCGAACAATTCCATCCAATCTTCACCGATTGTGGCAATTTTGTTGCCGTGGAGGTATACATCAGAGGTTCCCTCCCAACCGGGGATAACAGTCGTATTGGCAGATGCCCAACGTTCATCGTTCTGAACTGCTGCGATCATCTGGGTTTCGATTTTACGCATGAGAGGCAGGTAGAAAGGGTTTAGAGGTGTGGTGAGGTGCTGTCCCCTCCACTTCTATACAATACACGATTTTGGGGGTCTGTGCCGTTTTAGTGGACACTTTGACCAACTGTCACATCTGATCAATCTGCCGTTGAATCGTTTCGTTTCTTTCGTTGATGACTTCCATCATATCAGAATCCAACAGATTGATGAGAAGATTGGCACCCAACAAAATAACAATGGCAGAAAGACAAATACGCATGAGTTTGTGTTACTTAAGGACAGAAGGGTTAGTATCAGTTACCGAAAAACTCATCGTGACAATCAGCAACGAAATCAATCAGTTCATCGTTACAATCAAGACCGAAACGATCACATACGAAATCGACACACATATCAAGGGGAGGCATCATCTCCAGCATGTAGTTTGCAAGGTCTGAAGCAATCTCTTCTTTGAGACGGTTCATATCACTTTGCATGGCATAGGTGCAAGGGTCAGTGTAGGTTTGGTTTTGAGTGGTTTTGTTCATGACTCTACAATACACGGTTTTCAGGTCTGTGCCCATTTTGTGTGCCACTTTGTCCAACTGTCCACTCGCGGCTGACCTGAGTATCATTTAGTAGTCTATCTTACCTTTGAGATATCCTTCCACATCGAACTTCTTATCATCTTCATACTCTTCTTTGTATTCAATTACATCATAAATCTCACCTGGCATATCATTAATCTCAGAGAAAATGTCAGTGTCGAAAGTGTCGTAATCCATTTTAAAAAAAGTGTTAGTGAGTGTGAGTTGAGTAAGGGTTACTTAGGCAAGCAGATTATCAATCACAACATCAACATCAGGAGTAACCTCAATACCTTGTGCTTCGCAGTAATCATAGCACATCTTAAGATCGGGTTGCATCTCCTCTACGAAATCATAGAGGGTTTCAAATACAGTTTGAGAACAAGTCATAATGTTAGTTAGTGAGTGAATGAGTAAGTGTTACTTAGTCTATAAGTTCTTTCATCATTTCGTTTACTTCTATTCCGTTGATATTAACATCGTCCCACTTACATCCGTCTGGAGTTTCTTTACTTCCAGCATCGTGGATGATACTTACCATGTGTCCGTAAGTTCCACCCTCTCTTGCAACATCACAGGCAAGATTATACAAACCACAATCATTTCCGATCCAGAGAGCAACATTCCAGGTTTCCCAATTTGCCCAACCGTTGTAACCTTGCATTTGGTGAATTCCTGATGACTTAACTACAATACACGATTTTGAGGTTCGTGCCGAAACCTTGTGACACTTTGCCAACTGGGAGGCAGCCGGATCGGTTTGTGTTACATAGTGGGGAAATTCTTACAGACACTATCACATAGACTCCTCTCAAAT